CTATAAGCAGATGAAATAGCATTGTCTGATTCTCTTTTTGTAAACTCTGAATTACTTAAAAATTCATTGTTAATCATTGAATTAGCTGTCAATTCATCAATACCATAACGACAACAAGCTGATGCTAATTTGAAAATAAAATTGTTTCTTTCTCCGGTTACAAATGCCTCGTTTTTGTTAGATAGCCATGTTAAAAGTTTCTTAAAAATCTTGTCATCATCATCGGTTTTTTCATAAATAACAATTTTTTCGGTCTTTTTTATGGTTTTAAAAACCTCAGCTTTTTCGTTTATGTAAATATCGGGATCGTAGCTTTCGTAACATACTCTGCTTGGATTAACCCCACTTTTGTCAATATCGGGGAATATATCCTGCAATGCTTGAAAATGTTCTCTATGCTTACTACCATCTGCAATTTTAATCAAGGCTTTTAACCCATTACCTGAAGGGCTAACCCAACAAGCGTAAACGAATTTATTGCTAATAATCTCGTTTTGACGATCTCTAAGCTCAAAAATATTGTCAAAATCCAAAACTATATACCCACTATGCTGAATCAGGTCAGAATCTTTCCTTTCGGCCCCAAATTTTCCAGAAAAACACACAGAGGGCAAATTCTTCTTTAAATTGGCAGATTTTTCTTTATCGATAGTATTCCTTATCTCGACCACAGATAGGCGACTCTTGCCCTCCCTAATGCGGTTTAAACCATATTCTAGAGTTACATAGTTAGGCTCCTTGGAATAAATGTTTTTAAAGATCGTTATCATGTTGTTTAATTGGTATAAATTCATTAACAGCCTTTCTCACTTTATCTTCGTATGTATTGCTAGGCGCAGATGGCTTTATTGGTTTTAAAAATGGGATAGTATTTCGTATTTTAGATTTCCATGATTTTATCGGTTTATTATTCCCGTCTTTCCAATTATTTTCTTCCCATGATAAAAATTTGGATTTTAATGAATATTCGTATGAATTGTAATCCATGCCATCTTTTTTCATATCATCCTTGCAAAAGGATAAAAATTCTTCAAGATTTGGCTTTTTTTCTTTTGTTAGTTCTTTATCCTTAACCATATCCATATCCATATCCATATCCTTACGTCCTTGTAAGGTGCTTGTAAGGGGCTTATTTTGCATTACTTTAGAATTAATTTGCTTTACTTTTAAATCGTATTTTTCAAGCAAATGAATTATGCTACTATGCGCTCTATTGTCTGGATTAAGACCAGAAGGATACTGAAATTCAATAAAAGATGGTATAAACCACTTATTGCCATCATCAAACATTACGATTTTATCACCAAAGGATTTTAAAGCCTCTAACCTATTAATTTTTTCTCCTATTCTTATTTCAGCAACCTCCAAATCAACTTGCCAAACGCCAGCATGGTCGCAGTCATCACAAATGTATAACCAAAGGAGCTTGTAAGGCCCTTGTAAGCCCCTTATAAAGGGCTTTTTCCATTTCTCAGTATCAGTAAATCTTTTAGCCATTTTAGTTTATTAATTGTTTGTAAAATCAGTTCCAAGTACACCATTTATCTTTTCTAAATTCTTTTCAGATAATGCAAAATGCTTCTGTTTAAACACAGAATAAAGAGTTGGATAAGGTATTTGCGTTTTCTCCGAAAGCCAAGATAAATTCCTCTCTATTTCTTCCAAATGTAATAAAACCGCATCTCTCGCGTCAAGCGTTGTTTCTTTTTCCATAAATTTTAGTTGTTTACAAGAGCAAAGTAAAAGTATTTAATTTAAATTCCAAAATTTTTTTTTGTTAAATTATTAAATTAATTATATTTGCCAATGGAAAACAAAGAATTAATCTATGAATTAGCCAAAAAACTTGATATGGTAATAGAGGTACATAAGAAAGGGGAGTATCAAGGGAAATATAGATTTATAGGCAATAAATTACATAAACTAAAAGAAAAACCAGAAAATGTCCCACAAAGAGAAAGCGGTAGAGATTTACACTAAGTTTTTTTTAAAATTAAAAAATATCCCATTTGAAGAACGTATAGACAAAGCAAAATTAGAAGCAGTTAAATATGCTGAAGATAAAATCTATAAATGTAAAGATCCGGATAATCATTTATACTGGGAATATGTAAAAGGATATATTAGTAAAATCAAAATAAAAAAAACACCATGAAATTAAATTCAAACATTCCAAGTTTTAAAGCATTTGTAAGAAAATCATATTTTACAAAAAATGAATTTGATGCTGATGAGTTTTACAATGTATATGTATTTGCTTTACAATCCTGTGCAGGTAAAATAGTTACATTTCATGTTATTACTGATTCTGGCATGCTAAGAAGCAGAGTACCTCTATCTGAAATTTACACTAAAATGCCAACAAAAGATATTCCTTATAATTACAAACAATTATGGGATTGTTTTAGTGAAAATGTATCTGTAATTGAGTATGATTTTTTAGCATTTCATAGATGTCAAGTTGTTTTAAGAGATAGCACAAAAGTTTGGGCAACATACATTTTTACAATTGATTGGTATAACAACCCATATAGCGATGAGCCATCTGATTACAAGTGTGGGCATATTTTAGAGTCTGATGATGGGTACTTGTTATGTATGCCTAATAATAGAATATTTTGGAAAGACTCTAATTGGGTAACAAAACAATTGCCAGATGATTTAAAACAATTTAAGGTTGACACTAATTTAGATTCCGTTGAAAACCAGTCTGACAAATGGGTGGTAGAAGATACAAATTCTTTTTATTATGATATTAACGAAAATAAATGAGAAACTCAACAATAATTGTAAAAAAGAAAAGATGCATTAATTGCAGTAAAATTGATTATCATTTTTCAAAAAAAATGTGTAAACAATGCGCTACAATACATAGCACACAAAGGAGAATGGACGCACATGAAGAAGAAGATTTTGAAAGTTTCAAAAATTTAACAGAAGATCTTGATCATGTTTTTAGCCAATACATTAGATGCAAATATGCTGATAAAGAAGGTATGGTTGAGTGTTTTACTTCAGGTAAAAAATATCATTGGACTAAAATCCAAAATGGGCATTTTATCCCAAGAGCTAATTTAGGCACCAGATGGCTTGAGCAAAACTGCCGTCCGCAATCTGAAAATGACAATGTGTTTTTATCCGGTAATTTGGATGTATATGCTAAAAAATTAGACCAAGAAAGATCTGGGACAGTCGAATACCTTCAAGAATTAGCTAGGCAGGTTGCTAAACCAACAAAAGACGAGCTTAAAAGCCTTATTATTGAATATAGGGCTAAATTAGACTTGGTTAAAAAGAAATTTTTAAAAATAATTTAAAAAACACATAATTTTACATAGTTCCGTGTTTTTTTTGGTTAGATTTTAGTTGAAGCCCCTGTTATTTATAACGGGGGTTTTTTGTAGTTTTAGTCTTAATTTTGAGATATGAGATACAATATCCCTGAAGAATATAAGCCTTTTATAACATCAGTAAAAAGACAATGTAAGAAATATGGGATAGAATTAATTTTATCGCCATCAAGGCGCGTAGTGCTAACAGATGATTATTTGCAAGAATGTAGTGGATATTTTTGTGATACAGACAAAGCGCTTGTGGTTGCTTGTGGTAAACCTTTTGAAGAATGGGTTGAAATACTTATCCACGAATTTTCACATATGGAACAATGGAAGTCTGACGAAAGGTGGAATGATTGGAATGATAATACAGGAAAAACATGGGATTGGCTAGCAGGTAATATTATGCTTAATAAAACACAAGTACTTAATATGCTTGACTCTATGGTTGAGCTAGAAAAAGATTGCGAAATAAGAGCTATTGAAAAAATAAAGAAATGGAATCTTCCAGTTAACCTAACTAGATATGTAAAAAAGGCAAATGTATATTTATACAGTTATCACATGATGCCTATTCTTAAAAGATTTCCTACTGGAATATATACTGATAAAACTTTAATAGAAATGGCTCCCAAAGGTTTTAAAAAAACATATAGAAATGTTCCTAAAGATATGTCTGAATATATAATATTAAATTATTCTAAGAAATAATTATAAAATTTTATCATTAATAATTCTTTTATTTAGAACTTCAAACTCTCCATTTTTTTCTACCAAGATATGTGCGAATCCTACATTGTGTTTTGTATTGTGTGGATCATAGTCCGGAGCTAATGTGCAAAGGCATCCTACACTCCAGCAGCTAATTTGTTCTTCTTTTATATTTGTTTCAGAATGATTTGATGTAGAATGAACGTGGCCAATAATCATTGAACTTTTAGATCTCATAAATACGCCTCTTGCAGCGTTTACGGGTGCCATAAATCCTCTCACAATTGTATGTCCATGTAACATATGCAGCTTGCCCGCGCGAACCACTACATGTTGTTCATAAAATTCTATGTTATATTTTTTTAAATCAAGTCTTTGTGGCAATCTGTAATATTCATCATTAAAAAATACAGGTGCTTTTTTCATTAAATATCTTACATACCAATTATCATGATTTCCTTCTAGCCAAACTATATGTGCTTTTGGAAATTTTGTTCTTAAATGCGAAAGAAATATTTCACAATATTCAAACCACTCAACTACATCATCTTTTCCCGGAGGCGGTGCATCATGACTTGTAAACGGGGTGTTGTCTAAAATATCTCCTCCCAATACAATACAATTAATTTTATTCTTAACTCCATACTCAATGGCTAACTTAATAGCATCGTTGTCTTGATTTGGAATGTGAATATCTGATAGCCAAAGAATATTATTAGAACTTGTTGGTAAATCTACAAATGCTCTGTTTTGCATTTTAGATGGAGGCAAATCCGGGGTGTGTGTAATTTTTATATGTTTACTTGACTTTATTCCACAAGCACTTGAAACTGTCCTTATTGCAGTCCTTGCGTGTTCTACACTGTTAAAAATATGTTCATGATCATTGTAAAGTTTAGCTGCAATTGAATGTTTGCTAATAGACGGGAATTTTGCTAAATACTCGGCTGCTAGTTGCTGTTTTTGTGTCATTAAAACATTTTAATATAAAATTAACAAATTAAATTGCTTTATTGAAAATAAATATCAAAATATTAACATTAAATTAATTTTTACCTCTAAAACCAATTATTACGCCCCAATATCCCCATCTAACTGAAATCCCCATGTAATTTGAATTTTTTGATCTTATAAAAGACAAAGATGGAATTAAAAAAAACTCATTTGAATATTTACTTGAATGAAAATCATTGAAAAAACTAAACATAACCATATTTTTTTAAAATTTTAGATAATACTGCTTCTTGTTTTGGCGAAATAAGCCCCATTTTAAGACTTTTATCAAAATTTGACCTATTGATGCCCGCTTCCCTGCAAAGTGCCGAAATATTGATTAATTCATGGGTTTTTAACCAATCTACCAAACTATCCGCTTTGGCAACTTCTTGTTTTGGCGACACATCAATTTTTACACTACCGCCAACTTCTTTTTTGTATAAAATCTCTCTTGACATATCTATACCATTTTTTTGGTACCACAAATATAGTATAAATAAAATATTGGTACCAAATATTTGGTATGTTTTTTTATATTATTACCTATATCCCCTCTCTTAATCAATACCCAATTACATCCCCTAACCATATACATACAACTGCCTGACCTGACCACATTGCAACCACTAAACCACCCTACAACCCATATACATTAAGCAATTGCCCGTACCCATAACCAAAACCCAAAACCAAAAACCGAACCCCCGTACCACCACTTTGCCCGTTCCCCTTTGCGGTCGACCACACCCTATATCGTAACGTTACCCCCTCTCCCTCTAAGTGTTTGAGTTTTAAATTTTTCGCTTACGCGAGTTATTATGTGTGGCTGGTCTGGATAGTAGTAGTTTTACTACCTTTTATGATTGATAAATGAACTTTATATGATTGATAAAAAACAGAATTAAATTCTAGTAAATAGAATTAATGCAAAAAAAACCCGGCCGCCTAAAAAGGTACCGGGTGGATCAGTTGTCCGTACTAAACCATTAACATGGCAAAGATAGTAGAAAAAAAATATTAAATTTATTTTTTTAATTAAATAATTAAATTTAACTTTGATAAAAATTAGAATATGGCAAGACTACCAAATCCAGATTCAGTTGCCAGTAAGACCGGTTTACTAGAAGTGGATAAAACAATTTCCTTTAATAACCCGGTTACATCGGTGGCCGTAATGATATCCCATCTTAAAAAAACACAGGAACATCAAGCTAAGATCTTCAAGATTAAGCACACCAATGGAATCACTCATGTAACTAGGGTTAAATAACTAAAAGGCTTCAACTAAAATGGAAATCAGAACAATTAACTATCAAAAAACATTCAATCTTGGCAATTACCAATCAGAAAGAATTGGTGTCGAGATTGTATTGGAGCAAGGTGAAAGCGCAAATAAGGCCATTGATCTCGCAAAACAATTCGTAGAGGAGTGCCATCTTACCAATCAAAAAGTTCAGGCTTTGCAACATGAAGAAGAACCAGTAGAATTGATTAAGACACAATCTCCTCAAACGCTGATTGAGAGAACAATGAGCTTTATTGACGCTTGTAAAAACGAAGGCGAACTAAAGGCTTTTGAATTTATGTCCAAAAACAAACCAGAACTAAAAATGTATTACGACAAAAAACTAAAATCTTTCAAGTGAATTTTAACAAAACTTTAATTAGATCCAGCTCTGTTGGGTACTTGATGACGGAACCACAAGCCAAAGCAGACAAGGACGCAGGTAACTTATCCAAGACAGCAAAGACACACTTGCTTGAAATCTACATTGCAGAAAAGTACGGACGCAGAAAAGACGTACAGACTAAGCAAATGAAAAAAGGAATCCAAGTAGAAGATGATTCGATCGCATTGCTTTCGGAATACATGGGCAAGCCATTTAGCAAGAACTCAGAACGATTCACTAACGATTATATCACAGGGCATCCAGATATTTTGGATTTAAGCGAAAGTGGATTGAAGATATGGGATGTGAAATCAAGTTACGACCTGTTTACATTTTTAGGAAATTTACCAGAAAAGTTAAAGGATTTGTACTATTGGCAATTGCAGTCATACATGTGGCTAACAGGCGCGGTTGAATCGTCAATTGCATATTGCCTTGTAAACACCCCGTTTGGCATCATAGAGCAGGAAAAGAAGTCATTACTCTACCGAATGGATGTTATATCAGAAGAAAGCCCTGAGTACGTCCTAGAGGCTTCTAAATTAGAATTAAACATGATGTTTGATGACATTGATATAAAAGAAAGAATACTTATCTTTCCAGTACAAAGAAACGAGGAAGATATTCAGCTAATCCAAGACAAGGTAGAAAAAGCAAGAGCATACCTAAGTATGATAGAAAACACTCACAAAAACTTTAACAATGAGAGGATCTAATGTGGTAAGTTCCGTACACCACTTAAAAATGGCTAGAGAGCATTTCGAGGATTTTAGACGAGAGTTCCCAGAGGCCATGGGATCAAAACTATTTAAAACATACATAGACAGAATAAACTGGATATTCAAAGATTTGCTTGCCTACCCACACTTAACACAGGCTGTAAGAGATGGTTTCAAAGCTGAAATAGAAAGTGATGTATTTGCCATTCCAGCCATAAGTGAGAAAGTAGCCCTATTAAACCCACAGCAAAGAGATATGATCGAGGCTACCATAGACGCCATGCTTTCAGGAGTAGAAATAAAAATTTCAGATATTTCAGAAAAATCTTAATTTAGTATTATGAAAGGAAAACTAAACAAACTAGGAGTTGCCAATAGTCTTTGGAACAACATCCGCGCAAAAGCTGGATCAGGTAAGAAACCTACGCCAGAAATGCTTGAGCAAGAAAGAAAAATTAAAGCAAAAGAAAAGAAGAAATGAGGCACAAAACACCAGCTTGGACGCGTAGTGAAGGTAAGAACCCAAAAGGCGGATTAAACGCCAAAGGGAGGGCTTCCTATAACAGAGAAACGGGTGGTAACTTAAAGGCACCAGTTAAGTCTGGAGTTAATCCAAGACGTGTATCATTCGCAGCTAGATTCGCAGGCATGAAAGGAGATATGAAAAAGCCAAATGGCGAACCAACGAGAAAAGCATTAGCACTAAAAGCGTGGGGATTCGGTTCTGTTGCCGCCGCAAGAGCATTTGCAAACAGACATAAGAAAAAATAAACGATAATATATTTACTTCCCCCCAAGTAGCCTCCCCTAAAAAGGAGGTTTTTTATGTACATAATTTTGTACAAAGTTTTCTAATTGTAAACTTATTTGGTAAATGTTACAATATGATGTATATTGCATCAAACTGCATCATAATGAAAAAAAGAATTACAATTAGCCTTTCAGAAGAAAGTTACATTAAATTACAACTTCTAGCCAAAAAGAAAAAATGGTCATTAAGCAAAACAGTAGAGGACATTTTAGAAAGACAGATCGCAAAACAGAAACCAGCAGTTCAACACGCAGGAGGGGTTTATGAAAAAAGTAATCCTTAATATAACACCCCAAACTCACGTAAGGGCAACTCAGGGTGATTCAATATTTTTCAGAATACCTAGAGAAAAATTACGCCCATCCGGGTTAAGTAGATTAATAAGACTAGAAAAGTACAACAAGTACAAAGTAGATTTATGCGCAGAGGCTAAATCAAAAAGATTCGTCCTTCCCCCGGTTGGCGCTTCTATAACTTTCTTTATCCCAGTCCCACCTTCTTGGTCTAAGAAGAAAAAGAAATTACATCATGGCAGATTCCACCAGTCCAAACCAGACATAGACAACTTACAAAAAGCCTTTTTAGATTCTCT